GACAAGCGCAGGCACACCGCGCGTCTGGTCGGCCCGCTCCTGCACATAGATATGGATCATCTGGTCCGCAGGGATGCGCTGGCGATAAACGCCGGTCGTGGTCGTGGTGTAGTCATAGTCACCGGGATTGTTGACCAGAACGTGATATGCAGACACGCGGCGGGTCTGCGAATCCAGTTCGACGCCCATACGAACCTGATTGCCGTCGCGCAGAGTCTCGTTCATCTGTTCATCGACGCGATCGGGTTCGATGATCTGAACCGCGATGCCGTGGCGAAGATAGTTGCGACGAACAATGTGCAGGAAGACTTCGCCGTCGCGTTCCACACCGCGCACGACGGAATTAGAAAGATCTTCCATCGACATCTTGCCATCGACCGTGGGACCGCCAAGCCGCGAGAACTCGGCCCAAGCTTCCTCGATGATGTTGTTCCCGGCCATGTCGATCGAACCGTCGATGTTCCGCCCTTTCAGTTGCAGACGGAAGCCGCTCTCGCCGACGACGTTGGTCTGCATCAGTTGCAGGAAGCGGCGGGCATATTCGTTATTACGCTCAAGATCCCGCGCACGGTTGCGGATATCGCGCAGCACCCAGCGGATCTCTGAATCGGCAGACTTGTTGCTGCCCTTGAAATCCATGTAAAGCCGCCCCTTGGAAGCGGCCAGATAATCACGCTTCCCCGTCGCCTTCTTCTGGCGCTTGAAGATGTCGAGCAGCCCCATCAGCCGAACCTCACCTTAATCGTGCTTCCCGTTGGCTTGCCGCGCCGCGCACGGTCTTTCACGACTTCCTGCTGGACTTCGGCCTTGTATTGGTCGCGCGCCGTCATCAGTTCCGCGAAGGTCATCTTCGTCAGAGATCTTCCCGCGATCGAATAGCTGCCAACGTCGCTGTCGGCCTTGCCCTGAAGGATCGACTCAATCTTGTCGATCATGATCTGTGCATGGCTGCGCGGGTCTGCGCCGTTGACATCAAGATCCGCGACGGCGGTGAACTCACCGCGCTCGACAACGATGCGGTTTGAACTGCTGTTCTGGATGATCTCAAGCTGCCAGTGATACAAGCCGGGCTGGAATGCTGCGCTGGTCTCACTGTTCACGGTGAACAGAAAGAAGCCGCCACCATTTGTGCCGGTGACTTGGACCTCACTCGACCCGCCGCCAGTAGACCGCGCGACGTATGTTGCGGTATATGACGCAGGCGGATAGTCTTGGGCGATGCTTGTCTTCTTCCACTGGATATAATCTCCGGGGACGATTTCAAGCGGTTCGCCTTCTGGCGCATTGGCAGCGTCGAAAAGATTGGCCATTATCTGTACCCGTGGACGAATCCGCTCCGCATCGGAATCCTCGGCTTGCGGGGTGCCGATGATTGCTCGGCAGATGATACCTCTTTTTGGGCCTGAGTGTAAACGGCTTCAAGGTTCAGGTTCAGGATGGCCAGCGCCGCGGTCGCATAGACGCGGCAGTCAAGCGCCTCGTTCCTTGTCCTGATCTTCGCCCACTCCGTCCTCGGCCGGCCCTTGAAATACCGCGTGACCTTCTTCTCAGCCGTCAGCATGCGGAAATATTCGTCGCTGCGCCCGATAGGGAAATGGCAATATCCGTCGCCCTCTTCGCGGATCTTCAGCCGCGCATAGACCAGTTCTTTCGCCGTGTCGGTGCCGACAGGGAAAAGGTTTATCTTGCCGATGTTGTTCTTCGTCGGTCTGCCAACGATCGGCTTCCCCTCGCCGCCGATGCCCTTGATGGCGAAGATTCGTCGGCCCGCTCGCAGCCTGGCATAGTTGTAGACTTGCTGCGTGTAGTGACCGCCTGAGTCCACGCAGACAGAACGGATCACCATCTCGCCGCGCGTCGGATGATCGAACTTCTGCTGTAGCGTGATGTCCAAGCGGTTCCAGAGTTCAGATGACGATGGGTCGCCGTACATCGTTTCATAGGCCAGCGACCACGTTTCCTCCCCACGCCCCCAGCCGACGATCTCGACCTCCAAACGGTCATCCTGAACGTCCACGCCAGCCGTGATGAGCAAGACATCCTCTGGCAAGTGTTCGCCCCAATTCTCGCAGCGGTCCATCAGATCCATCTCATCGACCTGTTCGCCTTGCTCTTCCCATGTCTCGCCCAAGAACGTGTTGACCCAAGTCTTCAGGCGCATCGGATCGCGCTTGCTGTTCATGAAGTCAGAGACGGCCTCGTAAAGCGGCGTCCACGGGCTGTAGAGGCCATTCAGATGGAAGCCTGCGGTCTTGCTGGTCGTTTCTGCTGTGGCGCGCCATTCGCCGTTCTTGATGGCTCTGAAGCGCGCGGCGTCATCCCAAACAGAACCGCAGCCCTCGCAGACATAGGCAGCGGAATATGGGTTCTTCTCCTCCCATCGGACATTCGCCCACTGCAAGACTTGATGCTGGCCGCAGTCGCCGCATGGCACGAAAAACTTGCGCTGGTCGCTTTCCTGATAAGCCGCCTCGATGCGGCTGGCGCCCTTTTCGGTCGGCGTGCTGACCAAGATGATCTTGCGGTTCCAGAAGGTGCTGGCACGCTTCTTAGCCAGTGACACGGGATCGCCTTCTGTCCCCGCGCTCAATGGATATCTGTCAACTTCGTCGCACAGAACAATCCTGATCGGACGCGATGCGAGGCCAGCGGGTGAATTCGCCCCGGCTATGCTGAGATGGCCGCCGGCGAACACTTTGTGCAGCATAGTGTTCCCGCTGTCGCGCGCACGCGGGTCAGCGATGATGTTCGAAAGCACATCTGTATCGCGCAGCATCGGCGCAAGTCGCTCCTGCGACCATGACTTGGCCATCTCCAACGTCGGCTGGACGATCAGCATCGGCGCAGGATCTTGGTGGACATGATAGCCCACGATGTTGTTGATGATCTCTGTCTTCCCGATCTGCGCGCCCGTCATAAAGACCACGTTCTCGATCTTCGGGTCGCTGATCGCGTCCATCATGCCGCGCTGATATTCCGCCCTCGCAGTGATCCAGCGTCCAGGTTCAGCCGATGACTCAGGCGAAAGCCTGCGGAATGTGTCGGCCCATTCAGAGATCGTCAGATCCGGCGGCGGCGCTGCCGTCCGAAATGCCTTCTCCAGAACCGCCTTCATCGTCAGATGCGCGGATTGGATTGACAACTTCGACTCGGACGTTGGCGATTTCTTCAAGCGCCTCATTTACCCTCTCTTTCAGCACTTGCTTGGCTTCTGCCAGTGTCGCCGCCGCTTGCGCATCAGCCGCCGCAATCGTCGGGATCGCGAGCATCTTAGCACGCATGTTGGCCACAGCATCGCACCAAACGCGCTCCACATCACTGGCAGGGATAAGGCGGTTCGCCATTTGCTCCCGCTCCATCTCTGCCATGTCGGCCCGCGCCTTGGTCAATCTGGCGCGATGGCTCGCATAATCATCGCCGCCTGCCTGCGCATCTCCTTTTATCGCACGCTTCCGCAGATACTGGATATAACCACGGACGACAGGGACAAGTTCATACCGCCCCCGCTCCTTCCTGGGGATCACGCCCTCGTTGACAAGCTGCGTCACACGCTGCGGCGTCAGGTCAAGCAGCTTGCAGATCGTGTCGAGCGGGAATGTCGCCACCGACGACATCAGGCCGCCTCACGCTTTTGCTTCATCTGGTCGAATGTTTCGCCCGTCGCTTCCAGTGTTGCCTGCTGGCCCGTGAAATCCTGCCAACGCTTCACGATCACGTCGCAGTATTTAGGATCAAGTTCCATCATCCGGCAATCACGGGCGGTCTTTTCGCAGGCGATCAGCGTGGAGCCAGAGCCGCCGAATAGGTCGAGGACAATGCCATTCACGGCGCTGCTATTCTCCACCGCTCTCTGGCAGAGTTCGACGGGTTTCATCGTCGGATGCACTTTTGCCTCATCCGTCCTGTCGCATTTCCAGATGGTTGTTTGCTTGCGGTCCTTTACCCGGACGCGTCCTTTTCCTTCCTTCCATCCGTACAGGCAAGGCTCGTTTTGCGAATGGTAGTCGCCCTGCGACATGGTCAGAGACGGTTTTACCCATTGGATTGTGGGCGGACGAGCCTGCTTGAAACCAGCCGATCTAAACGCACTGATGAACTCAAGCGCCGTGATGTCAGCGTGCCAGACGTAAACATTACTTCCCGGCGCTAGTGCGGTGAAAGCACAAGAAAGAGCATCGTGCAAGAAAGCCTCAAGCTGAGCGTCCTTCAAGTGGTCGTTAGGAACGCCCTCATAATCGACGCCATAAGGCGGGTCTGTGTGGAGCATATTTGCCTTCCGGCCAGCCATCAGTTTGTCCACTGCGTCGATGCTGGTGCTATCCCCGCACATCAGCCGATGCCGCCCCAGCAGCCACACATCGCCTTCGACTGTGACAGGCACCGCCGGCACTTCCGGCACGGCGTCCTCATCAGTCAGGCCCTCTTGCACCGCATCTGCCAGCAGCTTTGCCAACTCATCATCTTCAAAGCCCGTGAGCGAAAGGTCGAAATCCTCGGACCGAAGATCTCGCAGTTCATTCGCCAGCATCTCATCATCCCAGCCGGCATTCAGCGCCAGCTTGTTGTCCGCGATGACGTAAGCCCGTTTCTGCGCCTCGCTCAGATGCGACAGGCGAAGGC